CCAACTATAAATCCGTCGCCGTTATTATGAGAATAATATCCGGCTGTTGGTTCTAAATTATTTTTACCGCACACAGTGTTGTAGCCGTTGCAGAGCAGAGACCATCCGCCTATCGCAACCGCTCTCTCACCATTTACAGCATTCGAATAACCGCCAAGGGATACTGAACAAACTCCGGGGACCACCCCTTGTCCTCCTATGACAGCAGAGTAGCCGCCTTCTGCACTTGACCCCTCCATCACATTTATCAGCTTTTTATCGTTGACATACTTTTTTGTCTTATCTACTAACTTTTTCAGAGCTGTCATTCCTAAAATCTTTGTCGCCATCTATATCCCTCCGGGTTTAGTTAAATAGAGCCTCTACCTCGGCCGCTGTGATTTCCTGCAATGCGTCATTCTTCATATATCCGCTTAAGTCTATAGTTTCACCTAATGCGTCCCACGCTGAGCCTGTCCACGCAAAATTCTGTCCATTCTTATCAACAACGTTCCATACATCTCCAACGGTATTTCCTGTTGTCGGAAGCGAAGCATATGTATCCTTACTGCCCTTATACTTGTATACGCTTGACACTTTGTTGTTTACATATGTTTCTGTTGCTAGTCCTGCCTTTGCAGCTGTAATTTTTGAATCAACCTGAGCCGATGTCATTTTCCCGTCTGTGCTCGTCTTAACTTCATTAATCGCCGCAACTATAGTTCCTTTTGCTGTTGTATCAAGATTTGACAATGAACCAATATTTGTTTTTATTCCATTAATATCATTTCCTTGCCCCTGTATCATTGAATCAGCTGAATCCTGATGCCCGTCTATTTCGTTAATCGCTGCCACAAGGTTATTTTTTGCCGTTGTCGTCAAGGTTGTCAATGTTCCTACATCAGTTTTTGCCGCTAAATCCTTTGTCGCATTCGTAACTGTAGTAGATACCTGTGAACTCGTCTGATAGCCACTGTCGTTTGTAAGCTGACTGAGTTTGGTTGGTATCGCTGCCGTTACCGCCTTAATCTTTTCTACTAACTTTGTTAATGCTTCCATTCCTAAAATTTTTGTTGCCATGATATTACCTCCAAAATTATAATTTATTTATATTAGTTGTTTATTCAAATAAAGCTTCCACTTCTTCGGCTGTGATCTCCTGTAAATCTAAACCGCCTATTTCTTTTAATAAACCGTCTATCCTCTCAGCGTTATATCCCAATACGTCGGTGTCAAACTTGTCTGTACTTTCAAGCTGTTTCAGCTTATAATTCGGCGTTGTTTTCATTAGCGCTCACCCCAACTGAATTTTGAGTAAATAAAAAGTTTACCATTTTTCCTAATAAATTTTTAACATCAAGTGTATAACCGACAGATTTAGTTGTGGACGGTACTGTTGTAGTATTAGGCGACAAACACCAGCCATAGTCCTCGTCCCACACCATATCCCTGTCAAATATTCGCACACTAAAGTTTTGTGACTCAGGATAAAAATAATCATTTATAGTTTTAAACGAAACTATATAACCGCTCGAAGTCAAATAGAAATAAGCATGTTTCTTCTGCCCCGCTGTTCCAATTGCCTCTGTTTTCAATCCATTATTTGAAATATTGTCACTGGCAAACTTTATATTAAACTCTGTAAAATCTGTCATTGTACACTTAATATAACCGTCAAATACTATATCAAAGCCTGTGAAGCTGTCATTCATCTTATAAGTAATCTCTGGTAAATCAAAAGCCGCTGTTCCATTAAATGTGTCTTGAACCGTATTATTTAGAGCCTCCGACAATGTGTCAATCCTAATCTTTTCAGCTTCAAACTCGTCCTTTGTGACCTCTGTAATTAAAGATACATCAACAGTTAAGTTCTCGCTGTTTCCTATTTGCACAATCAGCGTTATATCCTCAACAACCGCCCCGGCAGCTGTTTTAGCCGGAATAAAATCAGCATAGTCACCGCAGTTTGTGTAACCATATAATATTTCGCCGTCGTCCGGATCGATTGCATATATTCCTAACTCGCGAAAATAAAACGGCTTATCATAATTTTCCACTCGAATATTTAACGCCGCTATGCCATTATCCAGTACGCTGCTGCCTGTTAAATTAACAGGAGCGTCAACAGGACTAACCATATCCGTTAAGTCAATTATATCCGCTCCGTCAGGCAAATACCCATTCCCGGCTGCAGCCTTTGATATATTTAACAATTGCCCTGTCTGAGCTTTTGCCTGCAGCCTTAAGCCCTGTTTTGTCAATTTAAAACTATTCCACTTTTCCATTTAAAAAATCACCTCTTTCTATTTGTTCACATGTGTACTCTGATAACTCACCGCATGTATAATTCTCTAAATCCGAAAACAAAACGCCTCTTTCACCAATTGTAATTTGCCTTTTTCTATATCCGAAAACTCCGCCAATATATACTGCACTATTTATTTCACAATTTGAAACAGGCTCGCTTAATCCAACAAAAGAACGCCGCTTTGAATAAGCAATATCGACGCCTATATTCAACTTGAAATTATCAGACGCATTTAAAATAGCGTCATAAACCAAATGAGACGGTTTAAGCTCATCTAATTTTTTAAGTCCGACTGACAAATTAATACTTCCTGAAGCTGATATAACATGTACTGTAAACTTATTGCGTCCTGTATACTCTTCTATCCTTACAGATGCGCCAATAATTAACGACAGTATCCCGGAAAGTTTTTCAGGCGGCATTGCGTTCCTGCCCCATCTCGCTGCCAAAACCGCATTTCTGCGCTGCTCAATAGATTTATTATCATCACAAGCAACCCCTACAGACATCTCCCAATATGGCAAGGACCAAGTTGCCGTCTGCGGTACAACCTGGTCCTTAAATTCTTTCACAAGCACATCAAATATATCTAAAACCTTACCAAAAGCATTATATAAATGAAGCATTGTATATGAGTCTCCATACCTGGGTGTAACCATCGACAACATTTTCTCTGCGTTCTCACTTGTAAGAATCTTTTTTGTTAATTCAGTTTTGTACAATGTTATCACCTCTGATATCACCAATTGATAAATTTAATTCCGATACAACTACCAGCTGCGCCTGTGTAAGCAGTATATTTGATGTTTTCTGATTTATCAGAAGACATCCATAGTCCAATACTCCTTTTATACCTGATAAAATCGAACCAACCCTTGAATACTTCACCTCACCCTCCTCCATTGCGTCGCTCATATATGCTTTCAGCAATGAAAGATATGCAGCTTTAACAGACTCTATAGTAACCGTTCCGTCAAGCTCTATAACTGCGGATATTGATATTTCCTGTTTATTCGGCGGCAAAACCTCAAGCTGTTCAGAACAAAGCGGCGCCAATCTATCGCTCGGAGAATCCGGTCTCATAATATGATTATATACTTGCTCGCAAAGTTCAGTTGTCGCAGCATTTCCTGACGTATCAGTTATATATATTATAATCTTGCCGGTAGAGCCGTTCTCTGCATCAGCCGCCGCTTGCTGAATTACTGCCTTTCCAACTCCGTCTGCCTCCTTCGCCCAGCGTATATAATCATTATTGTTTCCTATATACGAAACTCTTTGTTTTTGATCCGCTTCTACCATTCTGTCAATAAGGCTTGAAATTGTCTCATTATCAGTTCCGCCGTTTAACTCTTCAGGATTGGTAACTGACACTATATCATCATTTCTTGTAACTTTTAATACTATTGTATTCCTAGGCACTTTACCTTTTATACCCACTGCAGTGCATTGTATCGGCACTAACGCGGTCTCATTTTCACTTAATACAACGTCTTCTGTAACCAAAAACTCAATAGATGGATTTCCGTTTCTGCTTTCAGTAGCAAATATATCTCCATAGGAAACAACTGCGCCGTTGTCTCCTGCAGTTATCTCTAATTCCCCTGAAGCATATGTGCCGGACCTTAATTTCATATTTCTTACATCGGCATGATAGAGTGCATAATCCCCATATGAAAACTGAGGCCATATAAGCTTAATAGCTTCTAACAATTCAAACTCAATAAGATAAGAGCAAAGATAAGCAAACGGATATGACAGATTCCATATATCGCCGCCCTCGCTGAAATCTATATCGTCAGGAAGATTGTCCTTAATAATTCCCATCAAGTCTTTTACGCTGTTGTTTTTTATAAAATCAGGTATAACAAATTCATTTGAGTTCGCCATATTTTTTCATCTCCTATCCGGTCTTAATCGGAACAGTAAAATTAATAGCTGCACCGTCAATACCTGTAACCGATACCGAAATTTTCAGCGAATCCGGTGATAACCAATCAAATTCTATATTATTAACACTGATTGTACGCTTATAATCATCTGCCATTAACGCGTCTGAAATTTCGTGTCTCAGTATAGTCTCCGTTTCAATTCGGCTATTCGCTTTTAAAGCACGCTTAATATCGATTCCAAAATCACTCGTATATGCTCTGTATGCGTTTCTTTGCGTCATTACACAATTTTCACACCACCGCTTCCACTCCTCTATACCGGAAGCAATACAAACTCTGTTTTGACCGTCTCTTATAACATCGCCATTCTCTCCATTAAATTTCAAACCGCGTTTGTATCCTATCCGATGTTTATTTGCTGCATTTAGCGGTATCACTTCTTTATTAAATTCAGCCGGCAATAAGTTTGGCATATCAGCTTCCTCCTTTTAGTACATCTGACGATACCAGTACAGATACTACAATTGGCTGCATACCGTCCCACATAACAAGCACTCTGTCGCCGGGTCTAACCTTCTGTTCCGGTAAGGTAACCATTACTGTGTGCGAATGCGAATCAACAAGTGATGTCTGAGCGTTTATATCAATCTTATCAATAGCAATACTGCTGCTTATAAGATAATTAGGTATCGTATTAGCTCCCAATCGGCTTATTTTTAATCCATAATCCGATGTTATTTCTCCTAATTCAAACGGTGTTCCATAAATCGTACTGGCAGTCTCATTCATTCTTTTGTTTAATGTGTTTGTAAGCTTGTCAAACGGATCCAAATAAAAACCCCCTAAACCGCATATTCTTTGACAATCCAGCCCGTAACATTTTGATTAACCGGTTTAATATTTACCAAACCCCTATTGTCAGTTATACGGTACCGGCCTAAAATTTCCTCACCATCATAAAGGAAATATGTTCCCGAAACATACCCGGCTGCCTTAACCGCGTCAGACGACACATATATCGGAGTATTAGATAAATTAAGTTCTTTTCCGGCGGATGTGTCTCCGTTTTTGTCAGAATTTCCGCCCGGTTTTTCTCCATTTGTCGCCAGTTCGGTTTTCAGTGTCATGGTCTTTTTAACAGCGTCGTGTTCAATAGATAATACCCAATAATCAAGAGCCATGTCCCCGGCCACAATTTTCACCTTATCACCGCGCCTAATCCATGGTATATCTATGGCTTCAATTTCATATCTCATTTTTGGATAACCATTTTCGTCAAGAATATCCTGCGCTTCTTCTTTTACTTCCGACATCTCAGTATTCTCATTCTTCCGAATTATTTTCTGTATGGTCCCAAATCTTTCAGTGTCGCCGTCCACTGCCGCTTCAACAGGAGTGCAGCCCTCATCATCTTGTTTGCCGGTTATAACCACTCGGGTAACTACATCATCCATTGTTACCGTGCTCGTAGTGGATATCGCATTTTCTCCGCGCTTGATTTCATATATTTTTGAATTTGACCCAACGGTTTCTATGTACACAACATCTTTTACTGATTTCATAACAGCCGGTAGATGAACTTTCTTTTTCACTTCCGCCAAAATATCCGTCAAAAATATATCCGAAAGCTTTCCGGTAAGCATAAGCTTTTTGTGAGTTATGCTCTGATAGTTCCAAACAAGAGACACTCCCCAATCACTGCACAGCGTATTGCATATATTTTCAGTTTCCATGCCTTCCGGATAAAATTTATTATCCTCGGTTTTTTGAAAATAAATAAGCTGGTCATAACATGTCAAGGTTATCTCCTTTTTCTGTTTGTTAACATAACGCTTAGTCCAAACCATACCGCGGAATACCTCGTCAACAGTTTCTCCGTCGTTGGCATACACAAAAACCCGGTCACGGACGTTGATATAATCCTCCAGCATACGGCCGTTTGAATCCTGTACATTCATAAATGATACAGTAATTTTCTGAGCAATCTGTTTTTCAGGCTCCGAACGGTCAAATGATGTAACCAGCTGTGATAAATCTATATTCAGATTTTCAGAAGTTAAAATATACAAAGAATACATTGGGCATAATTTTGACGGTTCCAAATTCATCCCCTCCTACACATACTCTTGGTCAAGCCACCCTATTACATTCTGATTAACAGGTTTGACGTTAACAAGTGATTTTTTATCG